CATTATTCAGCAGATGCGCCATATGATACATTAGGAAATGAAGCAAATCGTGATGCACATGACAGAACGCCAAATCCTGAATTAGTTCCAGAAACTATTCTTATGATTAATATGGACTATACAACATATAACGTAAAGCAATATGTTGATGGTAAATGGGAATGGGCATCTGGTGTGAACACTGATGGCTCAGGAAAATTTGGAGCATCAGCACAGCGTCATCTGGTTACAGAAGCAATGAGTGCAGCACTTGCTTCTAATGAAGGTATTCGTTCAGAAGCAGTCTACTTTAACTTAATTGGTGCACCTGGATATCCTGAGATGATGGATGAAATGGTTTCTCTTAACAAAGACAAAAAAGAGATAGCATTCGTTGTTGGTGATACACCATTACGATTGAAAGGTACTGCAACAGATATCAAAGCGTATGCAGATGATATGACATCAGTAGATTCATATTCAGCAGTATACTATCCACATGGTCTAACTACTGACTTGTCAGGTAATGAAGTTGTCATGCCAGCATCTGCAATTGCACTACGTACTATTGCTTTCTCAGACCAGGTATCTTTCCCTTGGTTTGCTCCAGCAGGTTTATCACGCGGTGTTGTCAGCAATGCATCACAAGTTGGATACGTAGATGATGAAAATGAATTTGTTCGTGTTCGGTTGACAGAAGGACAAAGAGATGTTATGTATGCAAATCGCCTGAACCCAATCGCAGATATGCCTGGTACAGGATTAGTTGTATATGGTCAAAAAACTCGCCAGTCTTTTGCATCTGCACTTGATCGTGTGAATGTCGCAAGATTGGTTAACCATATGCGTTATAGTTTAGATCAACTATCCCGTGGCTTCTTATTCGAACAGAATGACAAGATAACACGTGATAACATGCTTAGTGCAGTTGAGCGTTTCTGTGGTGGTCTAGTTAGTACTCGAGGTTTATATGACTTCCTAGTAGTATGTGACGAATCAAATAACACACCAGGTCGCATTGACAGAAATGAACTATGGGTAGATATCGCAATTCAGCCAGTCAAATCTGTTGAGTTTATTTACATTCCATTGCGCATTCGCAACACAGGTGAAGAACTATAATATTAGTAATTTAGAATCTAATTTTTAAAACCCGGCAGAAATGTCGGGTTTTTTATTAACTACAACTTTAATTTTAATAAATACTGATAAATACTTGTATAAACAAACCCTACCATAGGAGATAATAACATGGCTAGAACATTAAACACATTCGGTGTTCCAACAGATTCGGGTGCATCAACTGGCACCGGTATTCTACAACCAAAACTAAATTATCGTTTTAGAGTATCTGTTACCAACTTTGGTGGTCTCGGCACACAGTCTGCAGATTTCACAAGACAGGTAATGAACGTTAAGCGACCTACCGTTACACACGAATCTATTCCAATCGATTCATATAACTCACGTACTTATATGATGGGTAAACACACATGGGCACCAGTATCAATTACATTACGTGATGATGTAGGAAACTCACTAACCCAGTTAGTTGGTAAACAATTACAAACACAATTAGATCATAGAAATCAAGCTGGACCACAAGCTGGCGCAAATTATAAGTTTGTTACGAAAATTGAAACATTAGACGGTAATTCAGGTGATCCTATCGAAACGTGGGAACTAGAAGGTTGTTTCTTGACCAATGCAGATTATGCACAAACTGATTATGCTGTATCAGATGCCGTTACAATCACACTAGAAATGCAATATGATAATGCTATATTATATGATGGCACACAAGGCGGCAATTTATTCCCAGCAATAACAGCACGTGATATTAGTAATAATATTAACTAATTTGATAATATCCAGTAGGTAATAAATTAAATGGCAGAAGAGCGTAATTTTACGGCCCGCACGCAGAAGACCATATTAGCTAGCAGTAATCAAGCTACTAGTAAATATGGTCTTGCTGGTGAACATGGTTCACCAGTCACTAGTGCTCCTAAAATGGGAGATATGTGGTTTATTGAATTCATTAATGCTGATTCTGGATCCTCAGCGAATGATATTTCATCATTTGCAAAGACAGTTTCCCCTATAACAATTTCATCTGATGTTGTATCAGTTGATAGATATGGCAAACGAGTACATATTCCAGTGTATGCTAACTTTACTGAAGTATCGGTAAGTCTATATGATAAGGTTGATGGAAGTGGTTTTACTGCCGCAAACAATATGTATAGTAAATTCTTTAAAAATGCTGATTTGCAAACTGATAATGGAAATTTAGAAAGTGCTATCAGTGATATCAATTCTGGAAGAAAGTTCACTGATAATCCAGATACTAGTTATATAAAAAGTTTTAGAAAAATTGTAATATATCATTTTTTCGGAAACTTTATTCCAACTGATTCGTCACCATCTGGTTCTATACAAAAAATAGAAATTATAAATCCTCTGATAACAAGTATAACATTTAGTGGGAGTGATTATTCAGATAGTTCACCTAGAACTGTTGATTTAACATTCCAGCCTGAAAATGTTATATTTGGTGTACCAAATAACAATGTTACTATTCCAGAATGGATGAGAGCGGGATTACAATATCTTTTGGAAGATATGGATCCATCAGCGAGTTTAGAACGCATCAGCAAACAAACCGTATCTGACGGTGTAAACAAAGATCAAGACATGACGATCATGGCATTGGCTAATGGAAAAATAGATGCGAATAATCTAAGAGGGACAGATCAAAGAGAAATATTCGGTGTTTCTGACGACGAAACTGCAAATGCACAGTTAGCCAGACTTAATCGTCTTAATACAGCATTGAAGTTTCTGGAGTCTAATCCAGATGCTACAGTTGCCGAAAAAGCAGAAGCACTAGAAAAATTCAAGGACGAGATTTCAAAAGCATTACCTATGCCTGCATCAGCACTAAAAACAAATAGTGGCACAAATGAGATAAAAGATTTAATAACAAGTGAACTTATTTCTGATTATATGAATGGAAAACCATTAAAAATAACTAATCAACCTGATAGTAATTTATTCTTTTATAATGGAAAACCATTAAATGTTGGCGCGGTAAATAAAAATTTAAATAATCTTATCACACGAAGTGGCAAAACAAAGTATGCAGTTAGTGGAAATGATTTTAATAATAGTCTCGCACACGCATCAGAGTTTGTTGGGTTAGGTACTACTACAACACAATCTAAAACTACAAATATTGGAGGTGAAGTTTACATACCTGGACAACCAATGTCAAGAAATCAAGTTGCCGCCATCGAAGTAGCAGTGAATATGGGTAATGCATCTCCGACTGGACAACAGTTAAAAGATTATAAAAACGGTAAAGCCCTATTGGGCACTGATCCGGTGAGTGCTACTAGTATCTCACAAAATGACCTTGCCCAAGCAAAGATAGCAGAACTTAGAAATCAAACAGGAGGCGTCAGATGAATATTGACATTCTTGTAGCAAAACTTGTTAAAAAAGGATTTTCAGTAGAACGTGCTAGTATATATGCAAGAGAAATACTTAGTACTTCTAAACAATTTGGTGTAAACCCATCATTTCTTATTGATCAAGTATCAGTAGATTTCAAATTGAATGATTTGGGTTCATTCGTCATTAATAATGCCTTGCGATATGGTTATGTAACTGGCAAAATGTCAGAAAAAACACCAAATAAATATGTTGCAAGAGCTATTATTAAATGAGCAAATTTCATCAAGGTAGATACATTGTAAAAAATGCACAGAAGTATGCAGGTGGAAAATCGCCTACATACCGAAGTAGTTGGGAATATACATTCATGGCATTCTGCGATGATAATCCAAACATTGTTGCTTGGGCAAGTGAACCAGTACGAATATCATATCAGAATCCATTAACTGGAAAGTTGACTGGATATGTTCCTGATTTTGTTATTACCTATATAGATGCTGGTGGCAAAAAACATGCTGAACTTATTGAAATAAAACCCTCATCACAAACTAAACTTGAGTTTGCAAAAGGCAGAGGTGATCAAGCACAAGTTGCTGTTAATTATGCAAAGTGGGAAGCAGCGTCTGTGTGGGCTAAAAAAAGAGGTATGAAGTTTAGGGTATTAAATGAGGGAGATATATATCAAAACACAAAAAAGCCAAAAGCGCGCAAGCCTAGAAAAAACAAATAGGATATTATAATGACTAAGAAGTTAGAAGAAACATTTAATTTAACATCCAAAGTTGAAGAGGATATTACTGAGGTAGAAGAATCAGTAACAAAGATCGAACAATCAAATGAATTAACTGCTATGTTGAATTCGGCGATTGATACAACTGATAAGATTGATGCTGCACTTCCAATGGTTCAAGACCTAAATCAACATGATAGAGAGATGGATGAAATTCATACAAAAGCACTCAGTGCGTTTGAAGAGTTATTTCAATTAGGCATGAATGTTGAAGTACATGCTGGTGCAAAAATTATGGAAACTGCAAACTCTATGCTAAAGACTGCAATGGAAGCAAAAGACAGTAAAGTAGACAGAAAATTGAAAATGATTAATTTGCAAATGCAAAAGGCAAAACTAGAGCATCAGATAGATAAGCAGGAATCTAAGAGTACTACAACTGAAATTGATGGGTCAGGATCAATAGTAATTGATCGAAATGAGTTACTAAGAAGAATATCAAGTGTTAACGATTCGTCTAATGATGATAAATAAGAATATAAATTGGAGAGACCAATGAAAAGTTTTAAAGAATATTTAACAGAATCTACAAAAGAATGTAGTTTGACCTTGCGATTCGCTGCCGAATTGAATGAAGATGATGAAAATCGTATTGAAAGATTTTTAGGCAAGTATGATTTGATTTCTATATCACGTACATCCACTACACCTATTACAAAAAATCCACTATTCTTCTCTGAAGATATATCAAATACAAAAGTTTCTAAGATAGAAATTAAAACTGGATATCCAATATCTGCTGATATTTTGAGAGTCCAGTTATCTGATCTACTAGAAATGAATATGTTACATATTGCTGTGCATCCTGAAGGTTGGGATCCACAAGAAAAAGAAAAAGAAGAAGATGCAGACGATAAGAAAGCACTTCTAGATTCTGAGTATGATGACAAATCAGATAATGGTGAAAATTATGGCAGAGGATTTATTGATAATTTTCTAAAATCTCTTAGTAAAAGAGATGAAGTAACTGTTGAGAATGAATTGAGTGTAAAACCAAAACAGGATGACGCATCAGATCAAATGGACACAGATGAAAAATCAAGCGAATCTGTTATATCAGGAGATGAAGAATGAGCAAACATTATAACTTAACCGTGACTGATAATAACGGAAAAGCCGTTACTACAACAAACGTGAGTACTGAGCATCCAGAAGAATTAATGAGAATGTTAACACTTGCAGGCAAAACTGTTGAAATAACACCAATGGACAGTGGCTGTGGATGTGACGATAATTGCGGTTGCGATGATGAACCACATAGACTAGATGCAGCAGCAGAATTTCAACCAACTCCTGCTAATGATGAACTTGATTTAGATGATTTTTCTAAAAAGACCGCTAATTCCATTTCTAGACAAAAGAAATCTATTCAACCAAGCAAAGGTGATAATCCACTTGAGTATTCTGTAAATGAAGATGAAATTTATGAAGCACTTAAGGCAGACTTCACATTAAACGAAGATAATTAAAATTAAAATACGTCTTTTTAGATATCGGATATTAAGATAAATACTTGTGAAGCATTAATTTTGCTAAAAAACGACAAGATATATTATAGTTTGGAGAATATAGAATGGCATCATATAGAGGTTTAAGAGTACCGCAATCAATGATCACACAGATGAAAAATGTTGTGGTTAAAAAATCAATTGACTTAACATCTTTTTTAGATCGAGGAAGCGTGTCAGATGATGTGGTAAACGAAGATGCTGGTGCAGGCTGGAGAAAGAATGAAACTGGTAGCGGCAAATCTGCGGTTGGTGAAAGTACTTCAATGGGTTCTATAACTGATAATCAAATAATTGAAGACCACGATTTTGGTAGTATTACAGTTGCTGTTAGTACAAGTA